TGCAAATCCTTCTGTAGTAATGCAGTCATAATCTTTATACCATTCTAAGTTCTGTTTATTTCTATTAAAAAAATAAGAATTAATTAACAAAATCTTTTCTGGGTTAAGCATCTTAACAAGTTCCCTTGTTTGATTACCCAAGCCAGTATTATCAGATCTTGCAACTATTCCTATTTTCATTAATAAAGCCAAGCCCAAATCATTCCGCCACGTTCCCAAGAACCCATTGTTCTTACGTGGTGAGTTTCAGATAACTTCTTAACGATTTCACCAAGTATATTTCCAGATCTAATATCAAACTCCATGGTAATGTATGCACACTTGTTTAAGTTATCTTTTGATGCACTGAGAATGATATCTCCTTCACTTCCTTCAACATCAATCTTTAAAACATTAACCTTATCAATATGATATAAATCAAACATATCATCTAGTGTCATAATCTCAATCTCTGCACCAAAGGATCCATCATCCTTGATACTTGATCCACCACCACTATCATTAATAACAGCGGTACCTTTAAAGTCGCTGATTCCAAATGGAACTGCTACTACTAAATCATCCATACTGCTTAAAGCAATATTGTTTTTCATTGCTTCTAGATTATGAGGTTCTGGCTCTATTGCATATACTTTGCATCCATGGCTGGCAGCAAGAAGTGCAAAAGCACCAATGTTGGCTCCAATGTCTACTGTGACTCCATCTACTGCAAATCTTCCATCATTAACCTCATAAACATTTTCTTCAAAGATCTCTTTAAGTACAATTAGATCTGTTTCATAGTCATCTCTTGTGTCAAACTTAAGACTTCTTTCTTCAATATTTACAATCATATTCCTAACTCCTTTAATATATGTTGCCATCTATGTTTGTAGGTATAGTTATTCTTTACCATTTCATGTCCAGCAATTCTTATTTTTTCACGTTCATCATCATGCTCTACATAATAATCAATTAGTTCTTTAAGTTGTTTAAAGTTGCCATATTCATAAAAAACAACATGCTCTTTATCCTTGAACTCATCATCTAAACCTTTAACATATGGATGAATCATAAATCCACCACGACCTAATGTTTCATAAATTCTATCAGACCAATAGTATGGGTAATCATAATTTATACACAATGTATCTCCAACGACAACCTTTGTATTCCAATATAGTCTGATAAGTTCTTTACCTCTGACTGATTTAATGCCACCATTTCCATAATGCTCAAATTTATTTTGGTAAGTATTTTCTAACCATGAGATAAGTTTTTCACGGTACGTCCATTCTGGATGATACTTTCTGCTACCAACAAATATTACATTTTTTTGTGGTACTGAAGGACGGTATTGACATTCAACATCATAAACACCAGCAGGAAGATAATGACCCTTAACATCTGTTTCTTTATTAAACCAATCAGCCATCTGCTTATCAACAGTAAAAAAATGCTCAATGTGTTTGTATACTGGTACTGACTCAAGATCTTTTTGTCTTTGTAGCCCAAACCATAAATCAAGATGGTATGTCATTGTTGGAATTCCATCTTCTTTTAATTGTCTAAGAACCTGATCCATACCAGTTCTTCCAGGAGTTCTCCACCCATGGGTGTGAACCCATACAAACAAATCACTCTTACTTGCTTTTTCGTATATGTCTTCTGATTTTATTTCTGTTTCTTGTAATCTAACAACATTATGCCCCAAGGACTCTAGGGAGTTTGCGTGATGGGTCTCAGTAGTATATTCAACCCTAAAATTTCCCAAAAATATTATATTTAGCACCAAGTTCCCAACTATTCCTTAATATTATAGCATAGTGTATAATTAATGGGTGACTAATAAAATCAATGAACTTAAAGAAAAAATATATGAAATAGAAAACTTTATATCTGATAAAGAAATTGATCAAATTTTTTCTATTGTTAATTTAGAAAGTGATGAAGGCTGGGGAACAGACAATACTGGTTTTAAGATTGATAGATCAGAAATAATGTTTATGCTTGAACAAAAAATAATGACACAGTTTGCAAATGCAACTAGATGTGTCTCTCTTCAAGATGTAAAAAGATTAAAGGTTGGAGAAATTATTGGCAAGCATCACGATCAAAGTACGCCAGATACAATGTGGGGTGCTATCATATATTTAAACGATAATTATTCTGGAGGAGAGATTGATTATCCAGATTTAAACTTTATGGTTAAGCCTAAAAAAGGATCAATGATTGTTCATAGCGCCACATTCCTACATCATGTATTGCCAGTAATAGAGGGGACAAGATATATGATAACAACTTTTATATTTGGTGATGAGACAACTAAACTTATTATAGAATAAGTACCCCTGGCAGGAATTGAACCTGCGACACATGGCTTAGAAGTCCATTGTTCTGTCCACTGAACTACAGAGGCTTGGCTGGTCTGGCAGGCTACGATCCTGCGACATCCGAATTAACAGTTCGGCACTCTACCAACTGAGTTACAGACCACTGGCAGGAGATGTAGGACTTGAACCCACACTAACGGGTTTGGAAGCCGTTGTGCTACCTTTACACTAATCTCCAGTACAACAGGTAGGACTTGAACCTACGATAACCGAATTATGAGTTCGGGGCCTTGACCAACTTGGCTACTGTTGCTTACATTATAAGTTTACTATAAAAATTATTGAATGTCAAATAATTCTTTTAATGTTTGTTTATTAGCAACACCTTTGTGTCGTTTAATTTCAACATCATTATCTTTAATTATTAAAGTAGGAACACTCATAACATTGTTTTGTTGTGCTACATATCCTTGATCATCAACATCAATCTTAATATAATCAATGTCAGGATTTTCTCCTAAAAACTCTTCAAGAACAGGAGCAAGTTTCTTACATGGATTGCACCAATCGGCGGTAAAGTGATAAAGTTTCATAACTCAATTATACCTTACGCTTTACATTTTTATTATTAACTATTATTTCCCCACTTGTATGAAATCTCCCAACACAAGAAGTTAATAATAATTGCGCCACCGTTATATTGATTTTTGGGTGCAAAGATAATTCCAAGGCCCCAGTATTCTGCTTTATTGATTTCCATATATTCAGTATACCAAACAACGGTATGGAAGTCAACTATTCACAAATATATGAAAATGACATATGGAATTTATCTGCTGTTGATAATATAAATGGAGAATTATGATCAAATTGCTCATCCTTTGCAGAACTGCCAATATTCCAGACTGTCATCCCCGTAGATGATGGAGATAGATGTCCCTTTATACTATAATGATCTACTCCTTGATTTACAACATCATGAATTGACCCACCATAAACATCTGTGTGATATTTTGAAGCAAATGGTATTGTCAAAGAATATTGTCCAGTTCCAAAATTAGTGACAGTAGTAAATAAAACATCTATTTGAACAACAACAAGGTTTCCAACCTTAATATAGGATCCAGTTGCTGGAGTATTTGTAAATGTTAAACCAGTTCCAGACCATACTGGTGCATAGGTTTTAATTTGTGTAGTAAGTCCATCAGTATCACCAAATGCTGGATGAGTAAAACGTGCCATTATATTGCAGTTTCCAATCCAATTGATAGTACTGCTACTGACATTGATGTTGTTGATGCGATTGCATAAAGTGAATCTGATCCAGGTAATTCAAATGAGATTGAATGATTAGGCAGGATTCTAAATCCATAATTAGATGATGTAACATCTTCTCCACCAACATAAACATATCCAGAGGCATTAACGTTTTGAAGCGTAATGTCTAATCCTGAATGTGATCCAAGCGGTGTAAGACGAGTTGCGGTAGTGTTACTTAAAGCGGTAAGTGCATGTTGAGTCATAAAACTATTATACCATTATTGAGGTAGTTCCTCATTTTGGCCTCTTGCTATTGCAGCACTGGCCCTAAAAGCACGTTCAGTTCTGCGTGACTTAAGCCAACCTATCTGTCTCCAAAGTGGAATAGTAGCCTCAATATCTCTTGCAATCTGTTCACGAATTTCTTTAACTGTTAGTATAAGTAAATCCATAACGTCAGCCTTTTGATCTTCTGTTAGTTCATCTATTGTAGACTTTTCTTGTGTAATAAATTGTTCAGTCATTTGATACCTTTACCATTGTTTTTTCCTCCAGTGATTATTTTTATACCAGCCAGAAATTACTGCTGTAGTCTTTACTCTATTCTTACGACCTAAGTCTACTACCCCTGCTGTTTTTTCTATTTCCCAATTTTCTCTTTTAAAGGGAATTACGTGTGCAATTGGTGTACCTTGTTTGATTATTCCATTAAATCCTTCTTTAATAAAGAATGGAAGATTGCCACCTACTGCCATAGTATATTCTCCATCAACTACACCAGAAAGAGTATAGAAAGGCAAATCATTTCTATTTAATGGATGAGTAATTAATATACTGTATCCTTCTGGTATATTTATTGCAACTGGAAACTTCCAAACAAAATGATTTAGGTTTGAATAACCTGTTGGAGCAGATACATGCTTGATGTTTTCATTTTTTCTTTCAACTGCTGGGTTAAAAACACTTCTCCATTTAAATTCAATTTGCCCATCTTCTTTTGTTATGACCTGTATGTCTACTGGACACAAAACATGGTAGCCAATAATCATTGCTTCTAAAAATGGTGAGCATAGTTTTACTGTGTGTGAATTTATGGCATTGTTTGGATCATCACTATAAAATCTAGGAATTTCAGAATACCATTTAGGAATGTTTGCAGATGCTTTTGATAATGTATCTATTGCAATATCATCACTGATGTCAAATTTTAATTTCTTTTTATTAAAACTGTGTTTCATTCTCTAACCTAGGTAAAAGTTCTCCATCAGTTTCAACTATTTCTCTGATAATATCATTTATAGTTTTTTCAGGAATGACGAACTCTTTGTCAAATTCTGCTTCATTCATAATGAAACTCTTAGAATTTCAATGATGTCATCATAAATGCCTTTTACCCATTTATGTTGAACAACCTTCATTGGATCTTCAGATAACTGTGAAAGGTTGTTAGATTCTAAAACCGTCTTACATCTTTCTTCAACTAACTTGATTACCTCATCTTTTACTGCCATTTTATTTTCCCCTTTAGATTATTCGTCTGTATCGTTTTTGTGAGCGCCGTGATTAAACATTAAAATAATAGTTAAGAGCACTACGTAAATTAAAAAGTATTTCATATATTCAGTATACTACAAATCGCTTAGTTTGTAAAGTTCGGCGAAAATAGGATAGATCAACCACCTCATGAGTCTTGCGACTCACTATTGGTATTCTTTCCCCATTCCACCGTATAGTAAGTACCCCACCATTCGTAAGGCTTATTAAGTATTCTATACATTTTTGCATGGTATCTATAACGAAGTTCCACACTGTTATCTTCATGTAAATAAGAAGCCATCATTATATGATCGCCTGCAAAGCCACCACATAGATTTCCTATCCACCTTAGTGGAAGTATCTTAGTCTTTTCTATCTTCTTTGAGAACTTGAGGAACCCATCTGAGTTTTCCATCTACATATGTCCTTTCATATCCTAGCGCTTTCCAATCCATCTGCATGATGCGTGGCTCTTTCATCCCAACTCCTTCTCAATAGCCTGAATAGTTGGGCAAGGGTATTTTGCGTACCCTCTTTGGTCGGCGCACTGATAACACCATTCAAGTCCTTTAACACCATCTACAACAGCAAATGATGGCTTATGCAATTCCACTACTGCACGAAGGGCGTGTATTGATTGAGCATCACCATTGTAAAGTGCAACATCTAATCTGCGATTGATTTCAACCAGTAACTCTTCGTGTGTCATTTGCCACCTAGCGCAAACCAGATAAGCCAAAATACAGTTACCACACCTGCCATAAATCCTAAAATAAATTCAATCATTGTCTATGTCTCTTTCTATTTCCGTAACGACTCTTAACCTGAGCCTTAGCCTTGTCTACAATAGCCTTAGCAGGACACCAGATGTTACCATCTGACATGGTTTGATGAGTATCCCAAAAAGCATCATTGTCTTTATTAATTGTACAGCAATCAGTATCCACCTAGGCACTCATTTCTTGTGTGAAACAATCTAATCTTTGTCATAATTTTGCGGGATGGGGCATAAAGATCATCCTTACAAGCACTACACCTATAAGACCATTCACCAGTAAAGAAGTCATGGACATAACCCTTAGCGTTAGCATACTTCTTGGCTACAAAGGTTTGAAAAGGATCAGGGATATCGTAATGTTTATTCAAAGTCAACCTGAGATTCAAATATACTACCTTCTCCTCTTGCCACCTTTGCAGCAAGTATACGCATACCAACTGCGTTGGTTACTGATTCCTCAATTGGAATGGACTCAATAGCCCTGGCAATCTCTTCTCGTAATATCATATCATCTAGACTCATACATCAATGATATCAAATTTTTCGGGGGAAGTCAAGAACGTATCGTAATGTTTATTTAATAGCACAGACAAGACATACAAAGGGATCATCATTGGCCTTAAAGTATAAGAAATCACACTCAGTACAGGCAATCTTATATCCCATAAACTTACTATAAGATGATTCTAACTTATGCATTGGATTATTGTATCATAATGTTATTAATACATTGGCAGGTTATACTTGTTTAAATAGTCATCATACTTCATGCTTGTACCATAGTCATTGACCAAGAAATCTGAGTTAAAGTCTGTCTTCAAAAGATCATCATGATGAAATGCATCAAATTTAAATGAAACTGATTGGTCATTTGCTGGGTCATGAAGGACATGTAGGAATGGGACATAAAGTTTGAGGCGTGGTACATCATCACTAATATTTTTTATGAAATGATTTTGACTTTCTTCTATAACATGTTTCATTATTTGAGAATACTGTTTAACAGCATAGTTAGAACTTTTTGTGGTTGATGATATGACCATGATGCCACTTTCTGATTCATAAATACTTACGCCATTTCTGGTTGTTTGTATCCTTAAACGCAGGTCAATTTCTTCTTGACTATAATTATTTAATGCATAATTTCTTATCGTTAATCCATCTTTTATACTTTGAAGAGACCTTGTTTGTATGTTTGGGGGGCATACGAAAATCTCAGCATCTTCAAGACTACTTAGCATATAAGTAAGAGGCTTAGTGCATATAGAGTCCATATCTGCATACACTCCTCCATGCTCATAGGTAACTACATATCTCCACATATCTGCTTGGCATACGGGATCTTGAGTAGGATAATACTTCCATAGTATTGGATATTTTTTAATTATCTCTTCTCGCTCAGTATGGCTGACATACCTATATTCCCAATCTGGATTAAGGTTCTTCCATGTTTGAGATATTTGTTTTAAATAAAGGGGTAGATCAGGATATTCATAATTGTGAGTCTGCCATATAATCTTAGGTATATTGTGTATCAAGACAGACCTTCATACAAAAAGATTCGTTTGCCGTTATAACGCTCAATCTCCTGAAAGTCAAAGGAGAACGGCTCATCTGATAAATCTAATGGTCTTGCCCTTCCCATAGGGATATCTGTGTTTAACTCTCTATCATTTAACTTTATGTAAGCATCACAGAATAGGGCATATCGTGCATGAGATTTAATTTTATTAACAATATTGATTATCTTTGAGTTAGGCAGGTGCTGCAGTACATCTTTGATTATAATTAGATCCACTGGCTCAACATCAAGGAACTCAAAATCTCCATGTATAAACTTAATATTATCTGCAGCATATGCCATTGTTTCATCCAAGATAACAGAACTCATATCAATGCCAGTATAAACCT